GGCTTAACGCGAGTTTAAAGTGTTTACGTATAAGAGTCAAGCCCCCCGAAGGGGGCTATCATCATCAAGTTCCAGTAGATACCGTCGCTGATTCTACGGGGTTAACAGAAACATCTGCTATGATTGCGTGTACACGGAAACGCAAAGCAGAAGTTCCTGAAGATCCAGAATCAAGAACGGTAACTTGGATTGCGTCAGCAGAAGTAACCATGTTAACGCCAGCGGCTTTCAGATTAAACTGAATTATAGCGGCGGCGTTAGAGGCACCTCCATCAACAAGTGAATCTACATCCGTAGAGACACCTACATCCAAAGTAACGTTCGCGTTTCCAGACGCTTCCAAGACTTCCAGTGCACCACCGATAACGACGGTGTCAGCAGGTAAGTCGATTAGTTTTACCACATCGTCACCAGCTAGTGATGTGTTATCCACAGCATCATACACTGGTGAAGTGATAACGTAAGGGCGTTGTACAACACCGGGATGACCAACAGTGCCACCCCCGGTAACGGTACGATCATAAGTAGCCATTAATCATCTCCTATTATGCAAAGTCGATAACGGCGCGAACAATAGCCTCTGGACGTAATACTTTACGACCAAACACATGAAGTCCACGAACAATATCGCTAAAGCTTTCAGTTGAACGAACTACCTCTGTCTTTGCAATGTGTGAAGCTGTAGAAGTTGAGGACATATGTCCAGCAAGAACGACGTTTTCACTACCATCTGTAGCCAGTGTAGCTGTGGCATCAGTCAATACAATTTGATCTGTGCCGCCTGTAGAGTTAAGTGCAGTTGTCTTGTAACAAGCAAATCCAGCAATGTTACCCTGCATAACTAATCCATTACGCAGTGGTGATGTTGCGTCACCTGTTACCTGTACTTCTGCAAATTTAGCTCCAGCACCAAACAGATTCTCGTAGAAAGCTGGGTTGGCTACAAACCAACGGTTTTCTTCTGGAATTGATTGATCATCTAACGCACGAGCCATAGCAAGCATCAGATTGATTGCATTGTCACCGTTGTTACCCGCAACGTTGATTGGAGCATTTGCTGTTCCAAGGTTGGTGGCATCTGTAGTGGTCAATGCAGATGGTGCTGTTGATCCTGTTGATAGTGAGCCAGCAATACCAGCCCCATCAGACATAGCTTGTAGAACATTGAAGTCATACTTACGCTTCAATGCAAACGCACCAGAAGATGTAGCAAGAGCTTCAAAGTTGATGTGGCTCTGACGCTCTTCAATGTCATCAATCTTAAATGCAAAAGCATTTGCCTGATCTACAACCATTGTAATCTGATCATCAGCAAGGTCTTGTGGGTTTACCACAGCACCCCTAGTGTATGATGATACAGTGAGCACAGGCTCTTTGATAATACGAACTGTGTCTCCAAAGTTTTCAATTTCACCAGCGTAGTCAGTGTTGGTGATATCTTCCACGACAGAGGCACGACGGAAAAACTTCAGTACTTTCTGAGAATAAATTTCTGGTAGAAAGTTGCCTGAAGGTAAGTTGCCGTAACCGGCGGCTGTACCTATAGCCATTGTATACTTCCTCGTTTGAGATAGTTATGAATTTAGGTCTACACGACCCTCTGCACGGGCGGCATCAAGTTCAGCTTCTAGTTTGTCGAACTCCCACGGTTTTAATTTGCCAATTTCAGACGCTTTCCAAATACGCTTACTTGAGTCGTTATCTGCAACAATGTTAGTAGAAACTTTTTTAGTTACTGCTGTTGCAGGGTCTTTGCTTTTATTTGAAGTTTTTGTCTTTTGTACACCAGTGTCAGCTTTGTAAAAATCAACAACTCTTGCCGCCCATTTAGCATCGGTATTATTTTTAAAAATACCATCTGAAATAGAGTCCGGCTGTTGGTCAAGCCACGCTAAAAACCTTTCGTCAGTGCGAAGAGTAATAAAGTCAGGATGATATGCTTGCAACTCTTTAAAAGCCGCTTGTATCTTAAGCTGTTCTTCCTTACCTTTTAGTTCTTCAACTTCCGATTTTAAAGCTGTAATTTTATTTTCAGCTTGTATAGATGAAACAGTTTCAACGATAGCATATACGTCAGGGTACTTGTTTTTAAACTCTTCCAACTCTTGTACGTTTTTTGGTAACTCTGTTGCAGAAACTCCGCTCTCAACGGCAATTTCTTGAGTTTTAGTAAGTTCTGACTCTTTTAACTTCCACTCTTCTAGTTTAGAATCGTAGTGTCTTTTTAAATCGTCGTAACGTTTTTTATAGTCTGTTTCAGGTTCTTGTTGTGGTTGTGCAAAACTAGAATCCTCTGCGGGAGTGGCCTCAGCTTTTTCTGTGGGGTCCTCAGCTAATTCAGTATGCTCCTTTTCATCTTCATCTTCATAAACTTCTTTACGATAGTCTCCACGATAAAGATTTTCGTTGTTGACTGTGCCAAAGCTATCATTGGGCTTATTGGCACGATGCCCTTTTTGTTTTGCCATTGTATTCTCCTATCTCACGGGGCCTCATGGCGGAGGGTAGCCGTAGGTTATGGGGTCAGCGGGATTGCTGAGTAGCCATGAATTAGGATTGCTTTGCTCGTTTTTGAACTTCTTTTTTACCGCGATTATTTATTTTTTCAAGACGGTCATAGCCAATGATTTTGGCAAGTTCTGGGGGGATTAAAACCTCTCCTCTAGAAACGAGCAGAGCTACATAATCTTCTTTACTTATTTTATCGTTACGTGCTGATATGTCAACACCTTGCTGTTCCGCTTCCTCTAGCGCATTTATAATCATTTCTTTAACGTCGGAGGAACCCATGAATTCTACAGCGGGAGCATTTAGTACAAATGTTCCTGAAGGAACATCCACCGGAACATCATCAGCTACAGTTGCTTCTTTAGAAACGTTTTCTGGTTCTGTTCCAATAAACCCCGGCTGATTAATTCGTGGTGCTGTAGACTGGGGGCTTGCAAAACCTTCAGTGCCACCCATTTTCATCGGTTTTTTTACGGGTGATGCCAATTTTGTTATGCGTGAAAGTAAATCTATTGTCGCTTCACCTAACGGGGCTGATTGTTGTGGTTGCTGAGTCATGGTCTGCATTTGAGTAGCCACAGGGGTAGGAGCAGTGTCTTGCTGTTTTACAAACATAGCATCACTTTTAGCCTGTTGTATTTTTTTACGAGCCTTAGTAAATTCTGCCGCAAATCTGTAGTTACCCTCAGAAAGTAACGCTTTTTCTATAGATGTGATTACTTCAAGATTTTGCATTTGTTTTTACCACTTTTTCAAAATCACTCTTGAGGTTCATTAACGTTTCCAGTAAAACCATCTTCCCCTGCATTTGGAACATTTCCCGTTCCGATTGTGCCGTTACCAACCCCCGAAGCGTCAACTGGTGGAGGTCCGTCAGATAGTTCGTTAGGCCCTCCCATGCCTGTGGGTTGTTGACCAGCGGCCCCACTTTCTGGGCCAACTCCTTGTTGAGCACTTTGAATTCCTCTTAAAATTTCTGCGTAAATCTGTGCCTCGTCAAGATCATTAACAAGCAAATCTGGATCAATATCCTGTGAGATAGCTATCTCTTTAACGAGGTTAGGTAGTTTAATAAATGGGGCTAGTAATGGATTACCAACTGTTTGTAACAATGCTGTAAGTCGCTGTGAACGAACTTCCTTTTGCATTACGGCGGATGTGCCACGAGGTTTAATTTCCAAGTCTCCAACTATTTCTGGAGAGTTTTCGTCGTATTGCATATTCCATTGGAAATACGCTTCCCCTAGAGGCTTAAGTAAATAATCATCAATGTTTTTAATTACGGTTTTTAAGGACAAAGAACCTGACCCTAAAAGCATAGATAGCCCTGAGGCTGTACGTCCGGTTCCTGTTACGCCTGTCTGTCCGTGAAGCACTGAGGGTATTCCGGTTTCTTCATCGGCTAACTGGCGGCTTATCTGGTACATTTGGATGTTTTCTGGTGCGGTGTTTGGAAACTTCAGTCCATTAATCGCTGTCCCAGTTACACCGGATTGCCGTCTGAATATTTTACCCGGAAAGATATCAAAGTTTTGACCGGGAACAAGGCTAGCCTCGTCAACATCAAAAACAAGATTCCCTGCTAACGCTAAATTGTCTATTGCCATACGCACATGCCCATTCATGAGCATCTGTGCGTCTTCCATGTTTTCTGCAACGCCAACACCCCATATTTGATAGGGATTGATTTCATAAGGGAATGCTTGAAAAGGGATTCGCGCTGGAGTAAAAGGATTCAAAACGCATCGTAAAATAATACTACCACAAACCCACGCGTTAATTTGAACCTGATCTAATTCATCAATATCATCAGAAATACTCATCCCGACTTCACGGGCAAATTTGGCGTCTAAAACACCCCAGTATTCTAAAACTTCAAAACGATTTTCTTGATAGTAAGGTTCTGTCTCGTCCTCTCGGATAGTGTCTTCATAATACTTATCCTCGTAGTTAGGTCCTTTTGCTATACAAGTTTCAATTGCCTCCCTATCAAAAAACGGAAGTGACATTAAAGACCGTAGCTGTTGACGATTCATACGATGACGCTGTATAACGTATTCACAGTCGTTGATATTTACAGCAGAAGGATCAGGGTGAAAATCCCAAAGTGATACATGCTCAATTTTAGGAACCAATTTTTCCATAGGGTTGTAAGTTCGACCCTGATCACCGCTGTCCCAACGGTGAATTTGTTTGTAAAAATTGAATGGTCCTTTTATAACCCCTGTGCCTAGTAAAGCAGATTCAAATATCGCGTAACGTAGTACGTTAACAGCGTCAGTATCTAATAACTGATCATGAATCTGTTTTTCTAGTAAACGTGCCGCTTCTTTAGCCGGTTCAACTTGAGGTTCTCCGACATTAGATGGTCCCTCTGTAAGATTAAGGCCGTCATACTTTGAACCTAAATTAGATAGCTGAGTGGCACCCGGTGGCAATTCCATGCCATCCCCGGGAAAACCAAAAGGGCTTTGCATTGGTAAAGCTTGATCAAGGGGCGTGGTAACGTGAGCAAATTCAGCAATACCTTCTGGAACAGGACTTGATTCAACAACAATTGGAAACTTTTTATTTGCAAAAAGTATATCAATTATCTGTCCGTAGGCGGCTAGAACTTTAGTTTTTGTTATTTTAATAAATACTTTAGACCGCTCACTTTCACGATACTGTGTTGTTGAGTCGTAATAGCCTTTGTAGTTTTTGTACGCTTGTAGCCACCGCTCTTCATGACTGCGGCGACCATTTTCAGAATCTTCAAACTTATTCTGAATATACCCGGCTAAACCGGGCATTTGCTGTTCAGCGTCAATAACTTCAACCTGACCATCGTCAGGCTGTTCCATAAACCCTTGGGCCATAGTTATTTACCAGATTCGTTATATAAAGAGGTATCGTCTGCCATTGAAAACAGTGACGGATCAACAGTTGTTTTTGTTTGTACCTTTGGTGCATCTTCTGTTAAAACATCAGTTTTTGCTTGCGTATCAAACTCTAGTCCTTCACGGTAGAGATTTGATTCTCCCACATTAGCGTCAACTGTTTGCTTATCAGCATTCATGATTTGTGCTTCACTATAATTCATGGTATTCTCCTAAGTTATTAATAGCCTCTTGTTCTGGCTCCAAATTCACCAAAACTCTGTAGTAGTTCATCTTGATCCATGTCGTAAGATCGTTCTAGTAGCTCTGTTCCTTCTTCTGCTGTTGCTTTAGCACCCATTTCTGCAAGCGGAATAACCGCGCCCGGAGGCGTTAATTCTGCCGCAAATTTTGCTGTGCGTAGTCCCGTTGAAACTTCAGGAGATGTGCCTAAAATTCCCTCACCTTTTTTTATATCTGCTTGAATTTCTTCTGCGAGAAAAACAGCCCCAACTGTAGGTACTATTGGTCCTAAAGCTTTTGTTAAGTTTATGCCAAGTTTTTTTAAACCGTCTTTAAACTTAGCTTGATCCTCCTCAGAAAGGGGAGTAACAGAGGGAGTTTTTGATTTAGCTTCAGCACGGGTTTCAGCGAGTTTTTGACGCTCTGCTTGAAGTTGTTCTGCTTTTGCTATATTTTCTTCTTCTTGAGCTAAAGCTTTCTTTGTTATATCCTGTGCCGCTTTCTTATTTTCAGCAGTTACTAGTTCTCTTCTTGACTCTAATGACGCTAGCTCTTCCGTTGTCATTTGACGAGGTTCAACAACAGTTTTTTCAGATAATTGTTCGCCCCTACGAACAACCTTAATCGGACTAGCATCTTTATCTGTAAAGCCGGGGATATCAAGACCCATAGCGGTTGCTGTCTCATTTAGAGTGCTCGCGCCAATTGCCTCACCAATCATACTTTCAAAAGAAAGTTGAACAGCCGCCAACGGGTTATCTGTGCGTACAATAGTTGAAAGATAGTGTTTGTTACCTACTTTTCCAATTGCCGCGTTAAGTTGAGCATCTGTGTGACCGAGCATTTTTTCTGCTTCTTCAGGATACCCAAGCTCACTCACAATCATAGTATAGATTATTTTACGGAAATCTTTAGCTTCGTCAAAAGGACGACCCAAGATTCCTTCAAACTGTTCCATTCGTGGAGTAATATTTTCCCGAATGGCGTTTGTCATTTTTTGTGTGGTTACGTCAGGAAATAGGTTGTCTGATCCTAATGACTGCGCTTCAACTGCTTGTAAAGCTAAAGTTTGATATAAAATACTGTTTTTATCAAGAATTAAATCAGTAGCTGTTTTATTACCCGTTGTGCCCACAGGAAATATAATTGCTCCTTTTTCAATATCAAAGTACCCCGGGGGACGATCTACTTCAATCGTGCTTAAGTCGTAAGCACCTAAACGTAAATCTGCGACTTCTCCGGGACGATACGGGGCAAGAGAGCTTGCAATTAATGCATTTGCAGTGCTGGTATCTTCAACGGTGCTTAAACCTGCTACAATTTCAGGAAAAGCCTGTTTTGCAGGAGGAATTCCCTCAAACGATTTACTTCCTCGTGATTGTTTTGCAGAAGCTAAACCAGCGGCCTTTTCTTTTGGATTTTGATACAAAAAAGCCGCGTCATCTGTTACGAGAGTATGTGTGCCTTTAAGGGAATTAAATACGCCCGACCAACCGGGATCAATTGACGCCGTATGTTTAGCAATTTTCTCCATTGCCTCACGGCTGTTAGAAATGTCTTTAAATGGTGTGTCAAGAGTAAACCCGGCTTTTTGAGTACTATTCAATACAACATTTGCACGGTTAGAGATTGTTCCGGGGGAAGGAGACTCCCCCGGCATTATTTTATTTTCTGGCGGAAACATTTCAGCAAACACTTTACCAATTGGTGTTGCTTGCGTAGCTGGTTGTAACTTAATACCCCGAGCATAAAAATCTAAAACAACAGACTCACGAACAGTTAACGTGCCATTCAGTAGTTTATCTTCAAGAAAAGAACGCACTGGCAAATCATTGTAACTTGCGTAACCTAACTTCTTTACAAGCTCTGTTAGAACCTCTTGCTGTGTTTTTCTTTTTTGTGCCATTTAGTACCCAAAGGTTGCATCTTGTGGTTGAAAAGTGCTATTTTTTATGTCTTGGAGAGATTTATGAATACTGACATATCCGGTGGTTCTAGTCATAAGCATGTAACGCAACGCATCGTATGCATGGTCTTCAGCTTTTGTATCTACGTCTTCACTGTTTGTTTTAGAAAGAGGTATACCCGCAAGTTGTTTAATTATGTTTGTGCACGTATAAAAAAACTTTACTGTAGGTTCTCCCGTAAACTCATTGTCGCCAAGCCGACGATGTATTTCCATCTTGCCAGCAATACGACTTCTATCAGACGGAACCCACCGACATCCGCAACGAATCATCGTTTCAGCAATGGAAGGACCATATCCTGTTTTGTTCCAACATGAAGAATCTAAAACAGTGTAATGAGGTTTAGGATCATATTGTTCTAATTCTAGTATTTTAGCGGCTAGTTGCTCTGCTGTAAAGTGTTTTACATAAAGCTCTCTATATATCCATATGTTGTTGTCCCAATCGATTGCACCCCAGAGTACGCACGAAGGGCTTGCGTAGCCGTAGTCTGCCGCTCTGATACGCGGCCAGTTGGCGGGCAACTCAAATGGATCAACCACATGTTTGATTTTGCTAAATTCAGGAAAGGCACATCCTTCTGCCACATCCCAATCGCCATCAAGTAATCTTTTTCTTTCGACTTCTGGGAGAGAGAGGAGCATTGCCTCATACTGTCCATCCGCCATGAGATATGGGTTGTCGGTAAGTCGTGCGGGTACGAATTTTCTCCAGTATAGGGGTTGACCGTGCTTGCTGTGACCCTCTGGGTATATAAGTGGCTTTTCAGATTCAATATCGCTGGGGATGAAGCGAATGCCGGGTTCACCTTGGTCGATGTACATTTTCTTGACCCACCAGCCGCCAACGCCTCCGGGGTTAGCTGTGCAACGCATGGAGAGATTTGCGGAGAGTTCAGGGTCCGTGCTCCGTAAACGTGACCGTAGATATTCCCATACGTAGGGGGTGGGATACTGTGTAATTTCATCGATGGCTATCCAATTGAAGGCTTGTCCCTGATATCGGGTAACGTCCTTGTCTTTGTCAAGATAACTAAACCAGATAGTGGCCCCCGACGGGAAATGCCATGTGGATTTAGACTCTCTAAAGGAGGCACCGGGAAACGCCTTGGGATAAAGTTGTTTAGATTTGGAGATGAGTTCAGTCAATTCATCCAGAGTGCGACGGAGTAATAAACCACGATGATTAGGATTATGGCAATAACGGAGAGGATCTGCCAAGAGAGCGAAACTCTTTCCTCCACCAGCCGCACCGCCGTATAGTACATCTTGTTCAGGTGCTGACAGAAAGTCCTCTTGTGGTCCATCATTCGGTTTGAATACAACTTCAGATTCTCCCACAAGCTTTTTAACTGCGTCTGGTAAGGCATTTAAATCTCCTACATCAATTACTCGTGAATTTTTACCTTGTAGTGCTGTTTCTACTTTTTTAGCGGCACTCTCTCTTTTTCTAGCTCTTTGTATTTGTTTATCAGCCGCCGCCCGCTTCTTTTCGGCTTCTTTCTTAGAACGGCGTATACTCGCCTGTGTGGCTCTCCGAGCTTTTTCGGCTGTGGAGAGGTTATAACGTGCTTTAGGCGCGTCAGGGTCCTTTCTAGGGCGTCCACGGGGGCGTTTTAAGGCTTCACTGCTCATCTACAACGATTTCTTGTTTGGAGGGGAGTAGAACGACTCCGTGAACAGCTTGTATGTTTACATTATGAGTTTCTTGCTTACCTAAACCTACACGATTTAACAAAGATTCGGCGGCTTGAAGGCGAATATTATCGCCACGTTCTATTTCTGGAGCATCTATAGTAGAAATTAGCTTATTTACTGCTTTTACAGCACCTCCTGCAAGCACACTGCGGGATCTTTCTATGATTTCAGTAGCTAAACTCTCTTTTAAATGCCCTATGGAGCCTGAAGAGTACCCGGCTACCTCACAAGCACGGCTAAAATTACCCCCATTGTCAAAAAGAGCATCTAAAAAAGTTTTTTGTTGTTCATTTAGCTCTCTTTTACGAGTTTGCTGGGGTAATAAATTCATATTTTCTCCAAAAAAATGTACAAAACGCAGTGGTGTAAAGACTTTATTACTGCAATGTCGATTCTCTTTACCGCTGGATTGCACAAATACATTATGGTATCTAACTTTTAAGTTTGTCAACTAAGATAAAAACACTTGACGTAATTTAAATACGACAGTAAACTGGGTTTGTAAGCCCACGGGGGTATACCCCCAAGCTTATCCCGCCGCATACGCCCGCAGGTATCCCCTACTTGCGGGTTTTTTTATGCCCGCTGGCACCGTTGGTACCTAACGGTAAGCCGGGAGTGTGCAATATTTGTACAACAACCTAAAAATAAAAAAAATACCGTTAGTTTGCATACGTATACCCCTACACCCCGCGTGGCCCTAGCCGCCCGCACCCCAATAAATCTTTTAATTACCATCGGTGATGCCCGCGATATCAGCCATTGGGTAAAACCGCCAGTATTCATCGTGCGTTCTAAAAGGTAATTGGTCACGCGCCACCTGTGTGCCTGAACTCCAGTGACAAATCCAACCAAAAGAAGTTTCTAAAAGTTTCCCATCGGTCCCCTATTTGAATACCCCCACTGGACACCCAGAAAAACCCGAAAGCTTTACTGGTCAACGCTTTGGGTATTTTTCTAGGACAAAAAAAGGCCCCCGTAGTGGAGGCCAAAAAGCCGGCGGTGGAAATGAGATTGGAGGACTCAACACCGGCTTGAGGGAACGCAGTTACCCTGTTCGGATGGACAGGTAAAGGTCGTTCGCGTCAGACAGCAAGTTGTCCAGTTCCTTCAAGAATGCTTGATCAGCATCTGTTAAGTAAACTTTCCGCTCTATGCCAGATCCCTCAACCTTAGCGGCATAAGCATTACTAGACACAATAGACCGTAGACGGTTGATCTGGTCAGGCGTGAAACTCAGTGATTTTTTCATACGCATTGGATTTAGCTCCCGTTTACTATTTTCTTGAGTGCGTTATGCACATCTGGAGAATACACAAAGCTTTCCGAATGTACAACCTCTATCCCGCGGTAGTGCCGTTCCAACATACGACAGACTTTGTCGATGTTCTGGTGGTGGAGAGCAACCCGCTTAGGTTTGCCAGCCAAACGATACACCAGTGGGACATGGAAGCGACTCCGAAGGTGCAAGATATACTGGTAGGCAGTAGATCGGGTGACACCTAAGACCAGAGCAATGTGCTCTACCGACAGAGGGACGTCCGACTTGTGCAAAAGATCCAAGATTTTAAAATGGGTTTTACCCCACTGATTAACCGCCTTAGGGGCAGAAAGCTCTAAGGCTTTGACATCATCCGCTAGAGCCTCCAGTGTCGAAACGATGGAGACTCTGGCAACACCATGTAATTTGCCCGCTAAAGCTAACAACTCATCAGCGATACGCTTTTGTTCTGTGTTCATTGTAAATGTCCTATGATAATGATGATTAAAAGAATTAAAACGAACTTGTATAACAGACTCAAAAAGTCCCCGATCATCAAGCCGCCTCCAATGCTAACCACTGGGGAGACTCCAACACAGCACGTACTTCAGCATTACGCTTAAACTGGACGCGATGTTGTTGAGCGTTACCCCGACTGGTTTGAAGCTCGGTGGTAGTGCCGTCATCGTTCTGACGCTCCCACGTTGCATCAGTGTGAGTCGCCCAGTGTGTTAAGGCGTTATAGCCCGCCCACAGAGTACGGCCAAGCTCAATTTGCTCTTCATTAAAACGATGCGTTAGGTAATCCAATAGTCGCCCATTGACTCGGGTAGTATTGTCACTGGATAACCTACGGCCTTCACCTGTCAGCCGGCAAACTGTGTTCTCTAGGATCTCAGTCCATTGGCTAGGATGCAGGTCGATGGTTCTCCATGCGTCCATCTTTTCCCGGTGGTTCATGAACATATCAAGCCCTAGGTTAGCTTTAGCGATCATCGCACTAGGGGACAAACTGGCGGTGTGCTTGCGTTTTTGGTGGTACGCCTTCTGCCCCCCGAACACCATCGTATTACGGCAATAGTCGCGGTAAGCACCGGAGAACACCTGAAACGCCCACGACATATCGACGCTGTTAACGATATCGGCTCTAGCCGTGATGCCATCGCCTTTGCCGTCGATATCAAACGTTAGGTCGTTAAAGTAAACAGCCCGGGAAGCTTTGCGGCCTCCCTCATACAACCGATCTACTACCGTCAGGTTTCCGGTGGGTAAGCTCGCATTATCCACGATGGTGTTACCTTGGTGACGAAACACCTCGCCGTGGTCGACTAGCTTGTACGTCTTAGCGACTGGCGGAGAGTCCAACACCTCGCCACTGACAGTATTGCGTAAAGCAAAAAACCCGTCGAACGGCTTATGACTAAAACCGCCAATAGTCGGCGTTTTTGTGTATAGGGGAATCTTGCTAATTTGCCCCCGCTCCGCAAACAAGTCGATACTGGTGACGTCATCGTGCACCATCTCAAGACCGTTGGGTATTTCACGGATCACCCCGTCCGGTATGAATTGACTCGACATGTTAGTTACCCCCCTGCACAGATTTAGAAACCCCGTCACGCCAATCGATCACGGTCGTTTCAGTTTGTAGAAAATCGTCGGTAGTTTTGTCGTAACCCGTCTCTAGGTTTTCGATGTAAGTCCCATCAAAATACTTAATGGTAGGCTCTACGCCATAAGCGAGAATGGTCGCCCAAGCACTGGTGCAGTCAACGGCAACAGTCAATTCAGTACCGATATTCCATTCGACTGATCCGATACTCTGGCCCCCCAAGTGTCCAGACTTTCGGTCACTCATTCGCAACTTAATGATCTGGACAGGTAAGCCGTAGGCATCCTTTTTCAGTAAGAGAAACGTACCGGCATCGCCAGCAGTCCAAGTAAACTCCGATATCAGAGTTCCTTCAATCGTTTGCATATCCATTAGATAAGCTCCTGTTTAAATCCAACCACACCGTGCAGTTGGTCTCTTGATCATAGCACAGAAAACAAAGGTACATAACCTAAATAAGAGTAAATAAAGAAAAAAAGGCTAAATAAAACAAAACCAAGATCCAAAGGCCACGCAACAACTGTCGCCTACCGCCGGCCTCTATTAGTTTTTGGTTTTGTATTGCTCTCTCAACCATATCATCAAACCGCTCTCTGACAATTTTGATTTCCCGCATCATCCTTAACCGGCTCCTGACAAATTCAATGCGTCTTAAAAATAATGTTCTTATCGGGCGCGTCCCAACAAAGAGCGCAAGTTGTACAAGCTTGTGTTTTTCCTTCCTGTTCTGGACACACAATACCGTCACTGGTTAGCTCCTCACTGTTGGCACTAAACGCCCCGCAAGTATCAGACCATCGTACGGCCCATCGTTCCGGGAAATGAAAACGTGTAAGCATTAGCTCGTTGTGTATCGGTCCTTCCTCTACATGCGTATATCCCCACACATAGAGATTCTGGTGTGATACCAAAAGTCTACGCCAAAGTCGCACATACTCTGCGCTATAGAAATCCCCTAAAACATGTAAGCGCACCAAGACTAAACGGCCTTTGTTTTTGGCCTTAGTACAAATTTCTTTTAACTCCTTAATCAATCGTGCCTCTAGTTTGTCGCCATGCTCAATACGATGGGCGAACGGCATATTGTTACCGTAGCAATCATTCCAGTGATGGCAAGAGGTCGGGCATGTTTCCCGTTCAGTTAGCGTGAGGGTATACACCTCCGCACCTTTCAACTTACCTTTTTTTACGTGCCTCCCTGCACCTCCTATTTTCGCGCTCGATGGCTTCTTTAAGACGGAGTGCAAGTATCCCGTCAAGCTTTTTTTGCTTTTTTGGTAACGTGTTGTTGTTAGGTACATTGTTTGGTTCTCCACTAAAAGTGATCGGTCTTTCGTCGTTTGCTCTCCAGTCTGCCAAGGCTTCTGGATGACATATTGTTTTCGGCTTCATTTTCTCCCCCTGTATAGAGCTAGCATATCGTGAGCGCACCGTAAATGTGACATAGCGTTATCTAGGTCACTTGATTCGGTATCACTAGTGTCATGCAAGATGGTGATGGCTTCGGTTATTAAGTTAAAACATTGCGTCAATTGTTTATCAACTAGCGCATCGACTCGTAGTTTATTTTCGTTCCTACTTGTTACGATCATTTCTAGTCTTCCTTAATGTGTACAATTTCTGTAGAGCTTCACGGGGACTACCCCCATATTCTGTATCTAGCATTGCCTCTACCGCAAACACGGGTTTATACTGGTCAACAATTCGACACTCTACGCGAGCGTTTAACATAAAGTTAAGTAACGTTGTGTCGGATGGCTTTTTAACTTGTATACTGTTTTCCATAGGTGCCTCCTTTAATGGTATGGTTTCGGTTGCGTCGTAATGCTCCAACCACGATTCTAGGTGAGCGTCGTCGGACATTCCTCCTCTTGCTTTATCAATGTGCATAATGTCGCACCACGGATACTCCTCGCCTAGACAATCCAATACCTGTTCTTTCGTTTCTGCAAAAACGTTAACTACAAAGTATCGGCAAGGCTCAAAAGGTGGATTCTCTGTGTCTTGATCCAACAAGATACAAGCCCAACGGCAAATCATCGGCATATGATCGGCGTGTACAAAGTGTGGTCGTATGTTTCGATATTGTTCTGCAATCATTTTAATAACCATCCTGCACTAATTCAGTTATGAGGTTATGACCTATGTGCTCTGCGGCAACATTAATTCTCTGTTGTAAATTTTCACGGGTATTCCTGTATTGTTTAAAACGCTCCCGAACTAGTTCGGTAACTTTCTTGCTCTCGATCATCTCAAGAATCTCATCATCAGTAAAATGTTGTTTCATTTAAATACCTCGCTTTGAGAATCCCAATTAAGATCATCTACAATAACTTGCTCCTGCGTCTCAATCCACACTCTCGCGCCACAAGACAACGGCTTATCTGGCGAATACACAAGCTTGCTAGGCCCGTTAATTCTTACGCCAAAACCTTTCGTATTGCTCTGGCTTGTTTTTACAGTAACAACCGGCCTGAGATCGTCGGGATTCTTTGCGTTATGTCGGATATTGTGCTGATTAATGTGTATGCGTTTAATTGTCACATTAATTCTCCTGTTTTATGAATGAATCCCGACGGTACCGCACCTTTACTACGCCCGATAGTAGACTTTGGTAGTGCAAGAAAAACATCTTACCTAATAATAGGGGGGGATGACTGCGTACTAAGTACGTTTAAGATTGAGGGGGGTTACCCCGGCGGGACTCGGGGCGAAGCATACATTGTTTGGTGTATCTAATCAAGCTCTGACATTTTCTGTTGACATTTTTAATAATTGTTCTGACAATCTTCTCTGACATTTTGTCATGAGAGGGAAAACAATGAAAATCGCAGACTACGTAAAGTCTTTACAGTTACAGGCTAACGAATCACATCGCGGGCAATGCCCCGTTTGTAGTAGAACCAACACCTTCACAGCTTCTAATGTGAATGGAACTCTTCTCTGGAACTGCTACAGTGCGTCATGTGACTTAGGGGGAGGTGGCATACTACCCCAGTTTATTACCGACGTGGCTCAAAAACCCCGACCTGCACCGTTTGAAAAACCTCCATCATGGTCACGCCGTGATTTACCGGATGTTGCTAAACAGTATTTAACTAAGGTGCATAACAATGACAGATGGACTGACTTCTACTGGGACGTTCTCAAACGCCGTCTTGTATATCCTATCTACGATGCTGATCATAAGCTTGTAGACGGAGTAGGGAGAGCTATGGCACAACGACGTTCTATTTGTGACGATCTTTCAAAACCGGCAGGAAAGCACAGTTGGCGACAAGCAAAATGGTATAGATACGCTAACTACAAAGGTGGGTTTGTATGTGGCACAAATCCCATCCATGTTGTTGTTGAAGATGCACCGTCGGCTATTGCCATTTCAGATTGGGTAACTGGCTATGCGCTGTTAGGGACTAATCTCACGGACGAGCACCTCGCCTATTTAAGTGGAGTATCTAAAGTTGTTGTTGCTTTAGATAAGGACGCTACCGATAAAGGCTTGCAAATGGTTCGTAAATTAAATACAGTCACGCAGACTGACTTACTGGTCTTAGACCATGACTTAAAAGCTATGGGGGAAACAGAGCGTGAGCAACTTATCCGACAGCACACCTCTTGAATCTAAAATCGTTGCGTTCTGCTTACGTAAGCAATGCTACGACAGAGTTAAAAACACTCTTGATTCTGATATGTTTGAAGGTGACTGGGCTTCAATATGGCACTCAGTCGTTGTCGCGCACTGTAATTACGAGGGTGATGTAAGTAAAGACGAATTGCTTGGGCTATTTGATGTTGAGTACCCCGCCATAAACGACACTATACGAGAGCGGTGTTGGGAAAAGATTGATGATCTCAAGGACGTATCGGGTGACAACTACGAGTTGCAATTTGAAATTATCAAAAAGTTTTGGATGCGTCACCGTGCGCGTGTCATATCTGAAATGGCTGTCAAGATATTTTTAGGTAAGGAAAATGAATTTGGAGAACTCAAACGTCTCATTGAATCAACGGCTGAAGACTCGATTGGTGAGAAGACATCCTACACAGAAGTTAAGATGGGGTTACATGAGCTTTTGGACTCCCTTACGCTTGACCCCGACTTTCCTTTCACATGGAAGCCACTCGCCAACATCGTACCGGGGCTGGATCGCGGGCATTTTGGAATCGTCTTTGCGCGTCCAGAAACGGGTAAGACTACATTCTGTTCTTTCCTCGCGCAGAGTTACCTCAAGCAAGGCTTCAAGGTTGCGGTATGGGGCAATGAGGAACCCGCTATACGAACTAAGTTACGTATCATCCAGAGCTATGTTAAAACTACGAGGGAAGACCTTGTTAGAGAACGTGATAAATACGCGGAGATTTACCGGAAACAGATTGCTGACAATCTACATGTTCTTGACTGTGTTGGAACAACCATTCAGGAAGTGGATGACTGGTGTAAAATCAACAAACCGGATGTTGTATTTATAGATCAGTTAGATAAGGTGATTGTAACTGGCAAGTACAACCGCAGTGATGAAAAATTAAAAGAGATATACTTGCAAACCCGGGAGATTGCTAAACGAAATAAATGTTTGGTATGGGGCGTATCTCAAGCTTCTTATGAAGCAGAGGGTATGAGGGTTTTAAGTTATCACGTGCTTGATAATTCTAAGACAGGCAAAGCCGGGGAAGCTGATCTCATTTTAGGCATAGGAAAAGTAGATGACGAGTGGGGTAACGACGGCATCCGCACCGTGCATATTTCTAAGAACAAGGTAAATGGGGAGCACGGAAGTGTCACTGTTCGCATGGATAAAGATCGTGCTTACTATAATCAAAGTAACATACCTGATGATTTAATGACGGAGGATTATTTTAATGCACAGCAGAGTCAAATGTGAAAACTGTGACGGCCCTGCGGATGTAATAGATAATGGCACACTGTGTGCTACGTGCTGGCTAAAAAGGAAATATAGGAATGGTAAGCCGAACAATGAGGTTGGGCACGATAAGCGAAATGACTTGCACAAGGCGGTTGCTCGCAGAGGGGTACGAGGTTTTTTGGCCTGTAGCCAATCAAGGTCCGATAGACTTAATAGCCGTGCACGTTAGCACTGGAGAAATTAGACTAATAGATGTCAAAACGGTATCCCGGCGTAAAGACGGGACTAGGGTGGCAAGAGTGACTACCCCTCAACAAAAAGCCTTAGGCGTAGAGATTGTAGAGATTGAAATAGATGAACATTCTGACATTCGACGTAGAGACAACGCATATTAGTAGACCTAATGGTAAGTTTACACCGCTTCCTTACTACGACAATTACTTAGTAAGTATTGGGTATAAGGTCTACGAGGAGGGTCGTAAGGAGTTTGATAACTATCTGTGCTTTACACATGATGAAGAACCCCCTACAAAACTTGGGCACACTAAATTTCAGTATGTCTTAGATCGTGCTGATGTCATTGTAGGTCATAACATTAAGTTTGATCTCAACTGGATTAAGTCTTGTAATTTTAAATATGATGGACCTGTGTATGACACGATGGTAGCAGAGTATCTTCTTGCGCGGTCAAGACGATGGCCTCTTTCATTGGAGGCAGTCGCTAAAAGGTATGAGGTCACTCAGAAAAAGAAAGACCTTACAGCGGAATACCTTAACTCAGGTAAAACGTTTGCACAGATACCTTGGGAAATAGTCGAAGAGTATGGGCGGGCTGACGTTGATGCTACATGGGAAGTTGCGTGTAAGCAGGTTCAAGAACGTTACAAAACATCTTGGGAGGCGATCTATGGCTTCTAAGTTACTACCCACACTACGTCTCTCCTTTGAAATGACCAACGTCTTATCAAACATAGAACGTAATGGAATACATATAGATTTAAATGCACTAGATAAAATTGAAGCTGAGTACAAGGATGAACTAAACAAACTAGAAAAGTTTTTGCAGGATGAAGCTCAAAAGGCAATGGGGGATACCCCAATCAATTTGCAATCGCCTGATGATCGTTCCATGCTTTTTTACTCTAGGCGTGTCATAGATAAAAAGAGATGGTCTAGTATTTTTAATCTAGGCAGTGAGGTACGGGGGTCGACTCGTAAGCAAAAGTTACGCACAAGAATGTCACAGCGGGACTTTAATGCAAACGTGCGCGTTAACACCGAAATCTTGTACAAAACAAAAGCCTCTAAGTGTACAGCCTGTATGGGGACTGGTCGTAAGAGGGTGCTTAAAAAAGACGGCACTGTGGGTAAAGCAGTAAGGGTATGTCGTTCTTGTAACGGCACTGGATTACTCTACGAAAAAACCTCTGAGTACGCCGGTTTTAAGATTATTCCAAGAGACTCTTGGGACACTGCTTCAGCAGGATTTAAAACAGACCACGAGACATTAGATCAACGATTGCCAGAGCTTAGTGGAGAAGCTAGGCGTTTTGCAGAGGCATACACGCGATTCAACGCTCTGCGAACGTATCTTTCAACATTTGTTGAAGGGCTTAAGAACAATTGTGATCGGAAGGGCTTGGTTCATCCCGACTTCATGCAGTGTATTACAGCAACTGGAAGGCTATCTTCACGAAACCCAAACTTCCAAAACATGCCGCGAGGCTCAACTTTTGCAATTAGAAAAGCGGTGACCTCTAGGTTTGAGGGCGGCAGTATCATGGAGGCGGATTACTCTCAGCTTGAGTTTAGGGTAGCGGGCTACCTAGCTAATGATCCACAGGCTTATCACGATGTTGAAAATCAGGTAGACGTGCATTCAGTTACAGCGGATATTATTGGGTGTAGTAGACAAGAAGCAAAAGCGCACACCTTTAAACCTCTGTACGGCGGAACAACAGGCACTAGAGATCAACAGAGGTACTACCGTGCTTTCAAGGAAAAGTATGCGGCGGTGACTGCATGGCACAGAGATTTGCAGAAGGACGCTGTAGAAAAAGGGTACATAGAATTACCGTCAGGTAGACAGTACGCTTTTCCCGGCACTACGTGGAATGAATGGGGGAGTGCCACTAATCGCACAGCTATATGTAATTATCCGGTGCAGGGCTTTGCTACAGCAGACTTACTACCGATAGCTCTAGTTTATCTAACTAAATTAATTCAGGAGTCAAACTGTAAAAGTTTGATATGTAATACAGTACACGATAGTATCGTGCTTGACATTTTTCCCGGGGAGGAACAAACTGTTGCAGACATGGTAATGGAGGCTATGCTTTCAATACCAAGTGAGTGCCAACGCCGTTACGGCATAGTTTACGATATGCCTGTCGGGTTGGAAATTAAAGTAGGTCCCAATTGGGGTAACCAAAAAGAGATAAGGACGGCATGAACGTTATGAACGAAATAGCAACCGTGGCTGAAAACCCATTTGATAACATGATACAGGCTGTCAAGGATGGCAACCGTGAGGACTTGATGCGTTTATCAGGTCAGTTAAGTGATGATGCACCAAAGCAAGGTTTGATGCGTCTGAGTATCAATTACGACACTGAGACTGATGATGGTCAAGTTCTTAAAAAAGGCACTTGGAAAGTTTACTATGATGGTGAATTTGTTTATACGGAGAAAGTAATGTTCAGACCTATGGTCAGAACTTACGAATGGTCTGTCTGGGATAATGATGAAGGTAAGTTTTCATCTAGGTCTGTTCAAGCTCCCTCCTTGGACTACCGTTTTCCAGACACTACGGGCGGTGACAAATGTGGTCGTCTGACTAAATCAGAAGAGGCAGAGTTAGGTGAGGATCACCCAAAGACTTTAGCTTCTAGATTAGCGACGTGTAATCAAGTGTTTTATGCTCTCATTAGCTTGGTAGGTAAAACCGCTGATGGACGCGAAGTTAAGATACAGGATTATCCCTGTGTTTCATACTTCAAGCGTTCTGGATTCAGACCTGCGCGTGAGGCGATTGAAAAGCTGGGCAAGAATGTTGCTATGTATGAGACTCAATTTGAGTTGACTACCAAGCGGCATAAGCAAGGCAGTGTGACGTATTTCACTCCTGTTTTTACGCCGACTGCCAAAAAGCTTCAGCTTAGTGATGCTATGGAGGTTTACCAGATGTTCCTAGAGACCATCAAAGCTTCCAACTCACAAATTCATGAGCAACATAAGGAAGCAGTGAAGGCGAAAACCACTGACGAAGAAACTGACCTTGCGGCAGATTTCAACTGATGCTGGCGGAAGTCAAGGTTAAAGACTTCCTTTTAAGGGCGGTGCGGGGAGAGACGGATCTCTCCCCCGCTGTTCTTGATGATTTTGCACAAACATGTAAAGAGGCTTTAAAAAAGCAGTTTACGTCCCGGGATCAAGATTGGCGCGTTCGTATGAGCGGGCTTGGTCGTCCTCTCTGTCAACAAATACAGGGTAGAGACGGTAGCACCGAAGAGATGACGTATAATGCTATTTTAAGATTTCTTATAGGAGACTTGGTTGAGGCTGTCATGATGGTGGTCCTCAAAGAAGCAGGAGTCACTATTGTTGATTCTCAGAAAAGCTGTGAGCTAAAGCTTGGCAATGAAACTGTTGAGGGCACACTAGACGTTATTCTGGACGATCCAGTGAATGGCGAAAAAGTCTGGGATATTAAATCTGCAAGTCCTTTTTCTTACGCACAAAAATTTAGCCGGGGATACGATAACCTCAAAAGCGACGATCCTTTTGGTTACCTTATGCAAGGGTTTTTATATGCGACAGCCGTAGGTAAAGATTTTGGTGGCTGGCTTGTTGTTGATAAATCAAGCGGTGAAATACAGTTTGTACAAGCCCCAGATGATCAGGAAGAAGATCGGATGGCGTACATTGAAGAGGCAGTAAACCGGGTGGCTAAACTTAGTTCTGGGTTTACTTACTCTAAACCGCCCATGCAACCTGAAGAAGAAACGTATAGTGTAAGCAAGGTAATACACAAGACGGGAAATAAATTACTTAACAAAACTTGCACGTTCTGTGGTTACAGGGAAGTGTGTTGGCCTAAGGCAGTGAAGCATGAAAAAGTCACGTCAAAAGCTCGTATTAAACCCCTAGTTTGGTACCACACGCTGAAGGTTAAAGAGTTATGACTAAGCACCCGCCGATAGTCTACGCGTATGACAACAACGGTTTAACAGGAGAGTCTGCTTACCTTTGGGTTTTGTTTTTAATGCGTGAAGCTCAACTGCAAGGTAATACAGAGGATTTCAATAAGTGGAAAGACTTAGCTAAGTCGATGAGACCTAGCAAAAAATCTCCGCCTCCTTCAAGTGTTTTTAATTCTGATCTTATGGATGCAATAGATGAGTATCTGATATGATTAAAACAGCGTTACAAATTATTAATCCTGCTACAAACGCGCTACGTAATAGTCCTCCAGAATACAAGTTTTGGTTATCTATTACGCTAGCATCTATGTGGTGCATTGCTTTCGGTATTTTTACCGCAGAGTTACTCACGATTGGGCACAATATAATCGGACATTACATTTTAATTTTTTGTGTGTTTATTACGTGGAGAATGTTTAAGTTCACAAAAAAGCACCAAAGTCCCGCCACAAAAAACAAAGTGGTGTGGGACTTAAATCGGGAAGGGTAAAACGTCACTGGACTGACCCATCTGCGGTAGAAGAGATTGACAGTGGGTATAATGCAAGAACAGATGAATGGGAAGAAAAGTAATGTTTAAGGTGTATATTTTTATTTTATTTTCATTTAGTTTAGTTATGTCTGTGTTTATGTACATAGCTACGCCTAACTTAAGCGTAGGTTTTACAAACATATGTGGTGAAGATAAGTTCTTTTGTGTGAGGGATTAGATGAATTTACTTTTAACTAAGGATGCTGAAACTAGGGATTTAATCGCCTTAAATGAAAACACCCATGCCATATACATAGGGGATGCTAGTGATGGTCTAGCTTCGCCGTGGGTTAGGTGGGCTAGGCTTCATGAACGATGCCACTCTCTTACTCTTCTGGAAAAGTTTACTTCAAAGATGACGCCTCTGTCGTACACAACATGGGAAAGAGATAAGCGTGTACTAGAAAAGGAACTGAACCACATTGATAATCTTCTCAGACAAAACGTGATAGTAATACTTCCTATGGATAATTACCTTGAGGCTTTGGGGGCTGTTAGGTCAACCAGTCCTGAGGTTCATGCGCTGGTCACTAAACGTGTGGATAGTTGGAGAAAGTCTTGAGACCCCGTCGTCATAGCTACAGATCAGACTACGAGTTACAAGTCGCTAAAAACTTAGCGGATAGAGGCGTGAAGTTTGAATACGAAAAACATAAAATACTGTACATTCCCAAAACTAAAACGTACGTTCCTGATTTTTATTTACCTAATCAAAATATTTATGTTGAAGCTAAGGGGTTCTTTTCTCCCGCAGACAGGCAGAAAATGCTTTTGGTAATTCAGCAGAATAAAGAGCTAGACATACGTCTTCTTTTTTTGAGAGCATCTAACAAGTTGAACAGGTCTAGTAAAACAACTTATAGCCGTTGGTGTGATCGTCATGGTATATTGTGGGCTGATGGTCAAATCCCGGATGAGTGGGTGGCATGATGGATGATTTTGAAGAAAAACTAATGATACTAGAACAGGCTAGTCTTCTAAAAGGAAGATACTATCTCGTTCTTGAACCTGAGGAAGATGAAGAAAGTGGTTTCTCTATCCGTGCGTATGCAACTAGGGATATTAAAGTTGAGGATAATTATGATCCGACATATATTATTATGCAGGGTCTTATTGGCACGTTACAAGAAGAGTTTGATGAGGTATATGATAAGGGCATTTCGCGGGTTAGTCTTGAGACGCTCGCAGAAGTGGTGGGAGAAGACAAGCTCAAACCAGAACACTTGGAAAAAGTTAAAGAAATAAAGGACAATGTAATTCAAGTTGATTTCGGTCAGACGCAATGAAAAACGATGATTGGAAAAATCCTGAACATTACAAGAAGAAAAAGTGGGAAGCTATTGATATTATTAAGGATGTGCTTACTCCTGAACAATTTAAAGGTTACTTAATTGGTAATTCATTGAAGTACTTACTACGTGTCAATGATAAAGACACTCCTTTGATGAATGTAGGAAAGACGGCATGGTATAGTGCGCGTGGAGAAAAGGAATTAGAACAGGATGATTGACGTCGACTATTCACGGGATAAGGACTTTACAGAACAGGCTCTCAAGTTACTGAGGGATTATTACATGTTACCAGACGAGCAAAGCCCACAAGACTCTTTTGCTCGTGCCGCATTAGCTTACTGTGGGGGAGACTATGATTTTGCTCAACGTATTTATGAATATGCTAGCAAGCGTTGGTTTATGTTTGCTAGCCCTGTGCTCAGTAACGCTCCTAAAACTGGACAAAGTGCAAAAGGTTTACCTATCAGTTGTTTTCTTACTTATATTGACGACAATTTGGATTCCCTTATATCTCACAATACTGAGGTTGCATGGCTATCTGTAAAGGGTGGTGGTGTAGGAGGTCATTGGTCTGACGTGCGGGGCATATCAGATAAGGCTCCCGGACCCATCCCGTTTATGAAAGTGGTGGATTCAGGAATGCAAGCTTGGAAGCAAGGCCGTACACGTAAAGGGTCGTATGCGGCGTACCTTGACGTTTCGCATCCTGATATTATAGAGTTCATAAACTTTAAAGTACCGACGGGGGGTGATACCAACCGTAAATGTTTTAATTTATTTAATGCCGTTAACATTACAGATGAATTTATGGAGGCTGTAGAAAATGACAAACAATGGGAATTACGAGACCCTCATGCGGGGGATGTCAGAGATACAATCTCAGCTAGAGAATTGTGGCAAAGAATACTTGAAGCTCGTTTCAGAACTGGGTCGCCATACTTACACTTCATCGATACCTCAAACAGAGGGCTACCAGATTCTCAAAAACAACTTGGTCTCACAGTTAGAGGTTCTAATCTCTGCGCTGAAATCACTCTCCCTACATCTGGAGAACGCACGGCTGTCTGCTGTCTCTCCAGCGTCAACCTCGAAAAGTACGACGAATGGAGTGGAACAGGAATGGTTAAAGACTTGGTCCGATTCTTGGACAACGTCCTTGAATACTTTATTAGAAATGCACCAGAAGAACTTGGAAAAGCTGTCTACTCTGCAAAGCAAGAACGTTCAATAGGTTTAGGAGCTATGGGTTTTCACGGGTATTTGCAAGCTAATCAAATTCCTTGGGAAACAGATGAGGCTAAACTTGAAAATGCGCGTATGTTTCAAAAAATACATCTTGATGCGACGCAAGCAACAAAAGAACTTGCGGCGGAAAAGGGAGAGGCCCCCGATATGAAAGGCACAGGGCGGCGTAACGCTCATCTTATAGCTATCGCACCCAATGCTAACAGTTCCATAATATGTGGCTGTAGTGCTTCTATTGAGCCGTTGAAGGCTAACGCCTATACTCACCGCACTCGTGCGGGTGCTCACCTTATTAAAAACAAAGAATTAGCAAAGGTGCTTGCCGCTTATGATAAGAATGATGAAGAAACATGGAAAAACATTGTATCGCATCAAGGCTCTGTCCAGCACTTGGAGTTCTTATCGTCGGCGGAAAAGGAGGTTTTTAAGACGGCGTATGAAATTAATCAGTCGTGGGTAGTTGACCATGCGGCTGACAGACAACCTTATGTATGCCAATCCCAATCTGTTAACTTATTTTTCCCAGCAGGTTCTCCAAAAGCTGAGGTTAACGCTGTTCATCTACAGGCGTGGAGGCAAGGACTTAAGTCTTTGTACTACTTAAGAACTGATGCAGGTGCTGTGGCAGATCACGTAGGGTTTTTGGTAGACCGGGTAGCATTACAAGATGCAGAGCCTGAAGCAGAAGAGTGTGCAGTTTGTCAGGCATAGACGGCATGGAGGGTTTGGTTCCAGATGATATTTGCAATATCTGTTCTTGTGAATTCAAAATTGAAGAAGAAGGCGGTATGAAAGGTTACATCGGAATATTGCCTTTTTCTTTATGCCCAATGTGTTACAGCGGGATTGTAGACATGGTTGAAAAAACCACTCTTGACGACTCTGAGAATGATGATTAATATTTTATTTAAAGAGTATTCGTGGAGGTCTTTTGAAGACCTTTTTTTTGTCTATAATAATTAGGAATAACAAATGTCTTTATTAGAAGAATCAATAACTTACAAGCCGTTTAAGTATCCTTGGGCTGTGGAAGCCGCCACTTCCCACGAAAAAATTCACTGGGGTGAATGGGAGTGTAAACTACAGGAAGATGTTGCACAGTGGCAGTCTGGTAAGTTAAGCAGTCACGAAAAAAATCATATTACGCAAATACTAAAGTTGTTCACACAGTCTGACGTGATGGTTGGGAGAAACTATCTTGAATACTATATTCCAAAATTTAAAAACAATGAAATTCGTGCTATGCTTACATCTTTTGCTAATAGGGAGTTTGTTCATCAGCGGGCTTACGCACTCCTTAATGATACCTTAGGGTTACCAGAGGAGGAGTTTTCAGCGTTTTTGGAATACAAAGAAATGTCTGATAAGATTGAATTTATGAGCAACATCAATATTCACACAGTTTCTGGGACTGCCCAAGCTATTGCCCGTTCTGTTATGAACGAGGGCATGTCGCTGTTTTCTGCTTTTGTTATGCTACTTAATTACCAGCGGTTTGGTAAGATGCGGGGGATGTGTGAAATTGTAGAGTGGAGCATCAGAGATGAGACGATGCACACCAACGGTATGGTCAAACTGTTTAGGGAGTTTTGTGACGAGCACCCTCGTATTGTTAATGATGAGTTTAAAAAAGATATATACGAAATGTTCCGTACTGGCATAAAGCTAGAAGACAAAGTCATAGACAATGCTTTTCAGATGGGTCCGGTAGAGGGTCTTACTTCAGAAGAAGTGAAGAAGTACATTCGGTACATTGCAGACAGACGGTTGATTCAACTAGGTCTTAAAGGTAATTGGAAAGTTAAGAAGAATCCCGTCCCGTGGTTGGAGTGGGTGCTAAACGGTGCATCCCATAAAAATTTCTTTGAGGGCACTGTAACAGATTACAACGCTAACGGAATGGAAGGCGAATGGGGGTGGAAGGTAGCGTCATGATTCGTATCACCCCGACTCCTAATCAGATTAAGGAAGCTGAACGTATTGCTAGTGGAGTGATGGTGTTGCAAGGAAGCATCACCCGGGGTAACGGAAATTCTGCTGGAGCTTTGGGGGAGGTCATAGTTCGTGATTATATGAAATACGAACATACACCCACACAGCATTATGATCTCTCAGATCCACGCACGGGTCGCACAGTCGACGTTAAGACTAAGCGGTGTACCTCCGCTCCAAAAAACTATTATGAGTGCTCTGTAGCGGCTCACGGTTCGTCTCAGGAGTGTGATGACTACGTGTTCGTAAGAGTTTTAAATAACTTGCAACAAGCTTGGATATTAGGTACGATACCTAAAGATGAATACTACGCAAAAGCGGTAAGATACAAGAAGGGCGACATGGACGAGAGTAATAACTTTATTTTTAAAGCCGATTGTTACAACTTACCGATAAGCGAATTATGGAAAATAGAGCAAGGTTGTTGAATTTTACGATACATTTAAACCGTGATGGAAACTTAGAGTTTGATCTTAATTGTGTAGACACCCCTAGTATGGAATCTGTGCTTCGTAAGCTGGGCGACCCTGTTTACAGTCATAGAGTAGGAAAGGTAGTAAGAAAGTACTTTAGAGTTTTATCAGAAAAAATGAAGGATGAAAGAACCTAATGTCCTACCTCATATCAAACATACCGTACTTTAAATGTTGGGTACGAAAAGAATTCACAGCTAATCATCAGGATTACCACGGTGAATATCTTCATGCACTTGCAATCGCTGTAAATACTATAACTGATAGGTCACTTACTTTTCAGGTTGTGTTCACGGGTTGTGAGATTGATCTTGAAGAGGGTCTTGAAAATATACACGGAGGTGCAATGTGGGCAAGGATGCCCATTCAAGCTCTGGTTTTTGATATGGAACTGGAGGAGTGGCCTGAAAGGATGGAGGATCACTTAGCACAGCCGTGGGACTGTGAGTCACGTAATCATGAAGTTATCGTGATGGACCGGGTTAGCTCAAGTCCTTGGATAGCAAAAATAGATGGTGAGTTTTATGAAGCAAGATATTTGTTTACTGTAGATTACACAGAGAACGATATTGCAGATTCACCAGATCAACACAAACAGTCTCATGTCTTGTATCTTACAGATGGGCAGTGGGAAGGAAATGTAGTTGCCCTGCCAAACAACCGGGTTAGGGCTACGAGTCCAGCCCTATGGAGAACAGGAGAAGGTGCTCCTGACTTTGCTCCCAGCCAGTACGTTCACTCTGCGGAAGGGCATAGTACGTACACTGATCCTAGCATCACGTTCAATAACCTGTACGCAGAGGAATAAAAAAAGGGGGACCTCAGCCCCCCAAATGTTTTCTTCTTATTTTAAGTACTCTGAAGTCCGTATCTATTGGATTTCGTATAATCCAACATTCTCATTCGTGATCGTCCCTTGGGTTTAGGACTTCTTGCTTGTCCTATGCGATATTTTTCACGAAATGAAGGGGCTACCTGCCCATCAACTTCAGCAGATCCTTGAGCACGGCGTGGCGTATTTTCGGTTTCATCAATGCGACGAAATACTCTTCCCTCCTGATTACTCATGTTGATCTTCTACTTTCTCTTCTTCTTCATGGTGCTCGTGACAGCACTCCCCCTCATGCTCGTGATGCTCACCGTCGTGCTCGTGGCAACATGTTCCCTCGTGTTCTTTGTGCATGGTACTAATCTCCTACATGTTATCTGGCTTTTGTACTTTATTAAGTAGGCGGTCTCTTTTGCTTTTGTACTTATCTCGTGCCAATAGCTTACGAGTCCCAGCAATAGCTCCTCCAACCCCTATGGCCGCAGTGGTAAGCATGGCTGGCACCAGTGCTTTTTCAATGCCCGCTCTTATTTTGTTTCCTAGAGCTATTTGTTTAGGAGTAAGCGGATTAAGTTCTGCGGATTTTTGCGCTTTACGAGGGGGCTGTGTATATTTAGCCGACTCAGCCATCGCTATCTTCCCCGGCCCCCACGAGCCATACCCTTGGCTTTTTTACCACCCATCATGGCTTTGCCTTTGGTTTTCTTACCACCCATCATGGCTTTGCCCTTGGTTTTCTTACCACCCATCATGGCTTTGCCCTTGGTTTTTTTGCCGCCATACATAGATTTACCTTTACCATCAATTGCAAATGCAGGAACCATTTTACCTGTTTTAGGGTCTTTAGCCATCGGCATACCGCCCTTCTTCATCATCATGGTTTTTTTAGGAGTCATGGAGGCACCGCCCCCGTACATCATAGCTTTACCCTTGGTGGTCTTACCTTTGGTAGTCTTACCACCCATTGCCTTAGGCTTGTACTTTTTCAAAGGGCGTTTAGCTTTTTTCTTAGCTTCGGTTGTTTTGAGGGGCATTTTAGTTCTCCTAATATTTTAAAAATTATGGCGTTTCTTGGTCGCCGGGGGGAAGATCAACTTCTCCAGCGTTTATGAGGATGTTACGCATCATCATACCGTCGGGAGTGTTTTTTTCGGCTCCCATTTTGTAACGTCGTAAGTCCTCAGGGTTATCCTTGGATCTTTCATACAAGCGTTCCAATTCTTCTCTTCTTTGCATCTGCATTTCTTCTGGAGTTGCACCTTGCATAGAGCCTACGGTTATTGGCCCTTTTGGTGGTGCCTTTTCACCTTTTTTAGGAGAACCAGACATGCGTTTTACTCGGGTAACACCCCCTAGCATCATGGGCTTACGGGATGGGTTTGTGTAGGGTTTCATTTCAACTCCTGTAGGTACTATACTCCGGGGGATGGATTGTCTAATATATCACTCATTTGCGTTGCAAGAGCGTTGATTTTTTCTTCCCTTGCCTCGTCTGTAAACGCCCCTTGCTCTTCTAATTCTTGAATTTCTTCGGGACTTGCGGTATCTCGTATTCCTCTTAAGATAGCAGATACCATCGCTTCAGCAAATGCTCTCTGGTCAGCACCCTGTGGAACCTCTCCAGTTTTTATCATTCGTGCAATCTGATCTGCTAAAATGGGATCACGCATCGATTCAACAAATAGCTTTTGTCCTTTGACACGAGAGTGTTGAATTAAAAACTCGGATAAGACATAGCGGGTTGAAACAACGCCACGAGATATGGAATAAATGCGACTTAGCCAAGACTCTATAGAAAGTGATCGTGCTTCCCCGACTAAGTTCACAGAATTAAAAGATGTGTTTTTACGTACGAGGTAATCGACGATTGCTTTCATACTAGTATAGTGAGAATCTTCACCTAAAGGCAAGTCCTTTTTGGTGGGGTCTCTCAATATTGTTTTTAAGTTTTCAGCAACTATTCTGTCTGTCTCAGTAGCACCCGGACTGTCATCACCAAGTAATTTTTGTAATTTATTTAAATCAACCTCTCGTGCTGTTCTTTGACTTATTCCATCTGTTGTGCTTTCAAAAATTTGACCGGGTGCAAGAACAGTCGTCTCATCGTCGATGTATTTACCAAGAAGGTATCTAAGGTGATTGTCAAATATGTCTCCTACAAATTCTTCTGAAAGCTCCTTATTTTTTATTTTTGCACGAGTTTTTATAGTGTTGATGTAGGATTGCCTTAAACTGGCTATGGTTTCTAAAGCGTTTTCTTCCCGTATTAAGTTGTACAAGCTCTCAGGGTCGACGTCTTTATTAATATTTGCTCCTGCTTTTGCAAAATCCCTTGCGGCTATGGCAGATAGGTTTTCAAAACTAAATTCTGTATTTACTTCTTGTTTAAGTTTTTCTGCACCTTCTTTTAAAACTTTTCTGACTTGATCGCCAGCTTCACTAGCCTTTTTGTTTACATCACTTAGAGCATTAAAACTGTGCAGTAAGCCTATTTCATTTAAATTTATTAAAGACTCAACTTCTTTTATAGCTGAAGTCTGGGGATCAACGTCGTATATCTTTATGTTACCTATTCTTTCAATAAACTCTACTAGGTCTTTTGTTTTTGCTTCTACTTCTTCTCCAAGAGCATCCATCTTTGTTTTTCCGGTATCGCCAACATCAATGCTTTCCAATCTTTGGTTTATGTAATCTCTAAGCTTCGGAGGAAAATCGGCTAAGTCAGCACCCTCTAGAAAATCATCAAATCCTTTGAGCAAATCCACTTGTTCATTTAGGTATGAAATAAACAGATTTCTAACAGTATTTAAACTTTCAGTTTGCTCTTTTATTTCTTTAGCAGTACCAGAAGGAGCGGTGAATCTTGAAATATCTAATCTAGTAGAGCTATCTATAACTTCCTTATCGTCTAACGCACCCCTCGGTATAATCCTTCTTCCTCCAAGAGCTAATGCAAGAGGAGCCTCTATTAGTTCGTAGAATTGCGTTGGGTCTACGTCCCCGTCTTTACGCAGGTTTATGAACGTTGCAAAAACCCTATCAAAAAGTTTTGAGGGGGTGTTTTCCGGGGTGTATTTTGCAGAGTCTAACGCTGAACCTACTTTTCGTCCTTGGCTGTCATATAGAACTTTGCTAGCAATAGGACTGTGTAGTGGAGTTAACACTTCATCTATGTAAGCGTTGTTGATTCCAGTTAAAGCCTTATTAGCCTCTTTTCCTAAAGGTGTCCCCTGCCTAGTGCCATCTGCACCAATATTTCTATAGTCTGTTACAAACCCGTTTTCTCCCTGAGACTCCGAAATAAAGTTATCACGGACGTTCCTAGTGGATTGAGCACGCAAAAACCCGCGTGAACCCCTTGTTTTTGCGTAAGCTTGCTCTCCTAAATGCGATATTATTCTGCGATACTCTGCAAAGTTTATAGGAAGGGACATTCTGTCAGCAATTTGTTTTATAACTTCAGGAGTAACCTCACTAGCTGGGATTAATTCAGCTATCGCTTCCTGTCCTTCGGGTGTTCTTAAGTATGATCTAACTTTAGACCACTGAACAAAGGATTTTTTATTTCTAGCTTTTGAAGCTTTTACAATAGCTGAGAAAGCTACTTCTCCTAGCACATCATTTAAATACTCTAGCTCTCGGGTAGCCGCACCACCAAACACTGTCTGTAAAGTGTTAAGGCTTTTTGTAGGTATTGTTTTTCCCTCAGGATCAATGTCTATTTTTACAGGTGAGTTAGTTTCGGGAATGTCACCAGCAAGAACTGAGTTTGATGTATTTTCGGGTACACCTTGGTCTATAAATTCATCTGCTAAGTTTGAAGCATCCATCATTGCCCCTGAATACATGGTATCCAATTCCTCATAGGATTCTTCAAACTTAGTCATTTTAAGTTGATGGAGAGTGATAATATGCTGACTAGCCAGTGTTTGGGAGCTTATTGTAGGGTCCCGATTTATCCTAGATTTCACTGCTAAAGCTTTAATAACATTTAGACGATCTTGCAATACTTTCTGTTGTGCATCTAAAATTTCGTCCTTATCAAGGCCCCTAGCTGTATTTATAAGTCGTCGTTGAGTATCTATCTGATCTGTAATTTGCCTAAAGTCTGGTACAACAAACTCACCGTTTTCAAGAATAACTCTACCCATTATGTCTTGAAATAAGTCTGCTTCCGCTGAGTCTATGCCCGCTTCAAGCTCATTTAATTTAAAGTTTAGTTCTGAATCTAAAGCTTTGTAAATAGCGTTTAAGTCTACTCTAAACTGTTCGTCTGCACCACTTAAGTTTGCTCTATTTAACTTAGTTATAGCTAAAGATAAGTTATCTAAACTCTGACGTTCGTTGATCAGGCTATTACCTAGTGCCATAGCTATATCATTAAATGAAGAAATATCACCAAGTGATATCTGCTCTCGTATAGTTTGTTGATGAATTCTTAAAAGAGGCTGGTTTATCAGTTCTGCTACAGTTAAAGTAACATCATCATCTGTAAGCAACCTTTCCCCGGTTGTCGGATCAATAATTTGGCGGAGCTTATCTTGGTTAGCAACAGCAGTGTCTATAGCATCAACCGCCTGATCATATTGTTCTGGTTCCAACGTTCTAAGAACAGATACCCAATCTTGAGCGGCTTTTGGAAGTACTTTTTCACTATCAACGAGGGCTGTTTTTCCCAACTTTAAAACTGCTACGGGCACGAGTAGAGGTGCTCCGATAATAGAGAGACCACCTTTTTGCATCGTTGCGGGTGCTAACGCCGCCGCTACTGCACCTCCTGCTTCAGACAATTGAAGAGTAAGAGACGTAGCTGGGTCATTAGTTCCTATGCCATCCTGAACTATTTGTGCAAACGTGCCAATACCTATTGCTTGCGCGGGAAATTCTCTAGCTAATGATTGCAAATATGGAGGCAAATTTATTTCTGCCCGTATACTGTCAAGCTCTTTTGTTGAACGCGCTATTTTTTGTTCTAGTGCAGTTCGCCGTGTTACGGTTTCTGCCGTGTCTTTTAACTTGTCTAATTCCTCTTGTGAATCCCTAATTATTTTATTTAGCTTTTTTTGCTTACTAGACAAGGCAACTTCTACAGCACTTTTTCCTTTTAACGCTCCTCTTCCCAATCGCCCGGTTTGCACTGAAACCTGTCCCATTATATCTATGTCTCTGGCACGACTGACTCGGGCAAATCGGTCTAAGGCTTTTCCTAGTTTGGAAGGTAAAAAACTTAAATTTGCAAACCCTCCGACCTGTCCAAAGTATCGGTTCATGACGTCTTTAGCAGGGATTCCTAATTTAGCCGCTTCCTCTAATGTGTTGACCTTATACGTCTTTTGTAAAAACTTTTTAAACTTTCGCATTCCATTGTAAGCTAAAGCAATACGTCCTCCTCCTACGAGTGCCAAGTCACTCACAACGGAGGGAGCTACACCTGCTGTTCTATCAATTAATGTGGGACTTGTTGCTATTAGAGCAGTGGCTAATTCAAGAGGTATGTTTGCGCTTTGTGAGAGAGTCTCGGCGGCAGAATCAAATTTTAAATAATCTATTCTTGGATCACCGTTTTCATCATAAACTCTATAGTCTCCATTTGGACTTGTAAAAAAATCGTAGATACCAGCCGCTAAACTAAAGCCGTTAGTAATTGCACCTTCCAAAAGCTCAGGGCCAAAAGTTATAGCTTCTTTTGTACGTAAAACCGCTTTTTGTGCATCTAAAACTCCGGTTTCTTCTGCGATTCCTATTTCTCTTAAAAGATACGGGTTAATTCCTACATCCTTAAACTCATTCTCCATTAACTCTATCATTTTACCTGCTTGTGCTTTTGGACCTAGAAACACATCAGGGAATCTTCTGTTTATAAAGTCTGCAACACCCTCCGCCTTAGGCCCAGCAACAAATTTAGTCATCGCCTCTGGAATAGCCGTTGGTCCAGCTTCACGAATATCCCCCCGTCGTTCAGCCTCTAGAGCTTGTTTTCTCGTTCTTAAGTACTCCAATACAGGTAGTGTAGTCTCTACACGATTACGAAAGTCTTCAGGGCCAATAAAGTCGCCCCTAATTAGGCGGGTAGCACCCTTTGTGACAAGTTCTTTAGCAATATCCTCCACTGTATTAAATACAGGTTCGTTAGTCGTGGGATTAACTAAATACACAGCAGACCGATTACCAAAAAAGGCTCCAGTATCAGCCGGCTCTTCAGTCGTATACGCCGTTGCGTTTAATAAACTGTCCTTAATTTTTTTCTCTCTTGCCGCGTAATCTTCAGGGCTTTCTCCTACTATAGGAAACGGTTTATAGTAGTTATTGTAATAATAATCCGGGCTTGCATCTTCGGTTAAAGGGCTTTTAAAACTTTTAGGACGAGAAAAATCCATTTCCCCACGGTCTAAGGATTCTGGTTGTTTAAGAACACCTACAGAAGCGGGTTGGTCGGGGGATAAACGACTTAAGTCTAAACTTAGGATTTTTTCAATTTCACTTTGGGATATAGACATGGCTATTTATCTTTCCTTTAAAAAGGTGACCGTTTTTCTGTTTGAAGCGCATTCACGATATCACTAAAACGCACAAGACCTTGTTGTAAATTTACAAAAGCTTCTCCGTTCCTTATTACCAACCGTTCTTGGGCTAGCATCGCTTGTTTAGCTTTGTCATTTCCCTCTTCTTCACTGTCTTTTATACTTTGTACGACTTGTGAAATGGTCATGTTATCCTCGTCTGTAAGAGACTTTATGCCACCAAATTCAACCACGGGTAGTTGGTCAGATGAGCTTATTTGTTGGAGAGCTTCCTCAGCCTTTTTTATAGCCTCTTCCTCAGCCTTTTTTCTAGCCTCTTCCTCAGCCTTTTTAAGAATTTGCGCGTCACTTACAGCTAAAGGAACTGGAACCTTTGAATCCTTACTTGAAATCTGCTGTTGAATCGCCCGTTCTTGTTCCGTTGTAAGAGTTCCAATATTCTCTTTTCCTTCAATACTACCGACAAATGCATCAACGTTTGAAATTGGAGCAAATATTTGATTAACAAGCATAGCCGCCGCAGTCTTTTCGTAGTTATTTCCACGATAAGTTTCATTTATTGTTTTTCTAAATTCAGCTTCAGCTTTAAGCTGTCTTAACACAGCTAATGAAGACTCAGGATCATTAAACATATTTGTTAAACTACCTATACGCCCCTGCGCTAACCTAACGTCGTAGTCGGAAATATTACGGAAATCCCCGCCCTGTAGCATTGAAGCAACATTGTATAGTAGGCTGGTTTGAAGTGCTTGTACCAGTTTCTCAACGTTAACTTCGTCATTTGCAAGTTCTGCTTTAGTGCTTTCAATCAATTCTATGTTTGCTCTAAGATTGTCATTCATCTCCCTACCAGAAAAGGTACTCGTAAAGCTATTTAAAATTTCAAGTGATTGAGCCTTAAAGCCCTCAAATGTTGTTTTGAGTTGACCAGAAAGTCCACCCTTTGCATCGTATTCTTCAACCAATGTTATAAGACTATCAGCATCTTTAATTATCGCGTCAGTAGCCGTAATCATTTGACCTATACTTCCCGGCTTTACATTTAAAGCTTTGGTGATAAGTCCAGATGGATCTTGTCCAGCGGTTCGGCCCGCAAACCCTTCAACTGCATCCTCTCCAAAAAATGCTTGTGTCATACTTATCAAAAGTTTTGGGTTAGTTTTAAATGGAGATAGAGCCTTTCTAATATCATCTCCTAGTTGAGTACCCAGTAACGCGTTGGGATTAAAAGTAGGCATGCCCTGCATATCATAAGAAACAGGTGCATTTCCCTCTGTTTTTATGAAAGCTTGGGTTTGTTTCATTGTATTAAAGAATTTTCTGGCTTGGTTTTCGCTTAAGCCGTTTAGTATTTTATACAACCTTTCTTGAGAAAGATCAGAGTTAGCCGCTCCTTCACTCATAACTTTTACAAAGTCTGCGTTAAAATCCCCTTCGTCATTTTTCGCCCAACTTAACCCATTAAACGGATCGGTACTTATCGTAACACCGCCTTCAGCATCTACTTCAACAGGATTATTGGTGGGTATATTTAATTCTCTCATTAGTTCAGACTGTCCCGCAGTGCTTAAACTTGGAAGAACAATTTCTTTAAGAAACTTTTGGTTTTTGTATAGGTTGGGAAACAAGTCTATGGATAAGAAAGATGTTACAGGTCTAAAATACGTACCTTTTAAATCCCCTTTTCCTTCCTTCTTTGTTTTTTCTATTTCAGCTAGTAGGTTAGTACCTAAAAAGTCGATGACTTTATCTAAATCTGTAGAATTCAAATTCTCCGCTTTTAAACCGTCTTCTATATACCTTGACGCTAGACCAATATTTTCTAGTTCAGTACTATTCTTAGGAATATAGAGTACATTGCGGGAGTTAAAATCATAGTTGCCCAAGTTATCACGAGGAATTTCTGTTCCCTTATTAGCAACTAAAAAACCTGTGCCTCCTTTTTCCACCGCTTGCCCCGTGGTTTTTTCTACCACATCTAGTGCGGTAATTACTTTCGGGGGCTTACCCAAGAGTTCTACTTTTTTATACGTTGCTGGAGTAAAAGCATTTGTTGCAGGATCAATTTGCGACGGTTGTAATGTGTAAATAACTCCTAGGGGGTTCATATCTTTATTCATAGTATACCCCGGACGAGGAAGTCCTGTAACAGGATCTACATCTCTATCCCCAATACCTAACTGTCGGTTTAAGCCTCTTACTGTTGCATTAGCCCGAGCATCGCTGTCTATTTTTGCAAAATTAAGTCTTTTCAGCAAAGCCTCTTTTTCTTGGTTTTTACGCTCTAGTTCATCCGCCGCCACACCTGCCTGATACAGTCTTTCTTCTTTTAGTTTATCTCTTTCAGCTACTAAATTTCTGTAGTATATGGCATCCTCACGAGCTATACGCCGATCTTCAGCGGCTAAAGCTTGACCCTGACGTAAACCGCCAGTTAACGCGCTAAGTAAACCCATTAATAATGGTGCCGCCATTACTGCTCTTCCTCTTCTATCATAGTTTCTGGCTCAACCGCTAACATGCCCTGATTTTCTTGTCGGTTAGCCATGTACTGTTGGTATTCTTGTTCTTTATACTGGGCGTATATTTGAGGATTACGTTTTTCCATGAGTTGCAACAGTGTCTCATCGCTCATACCAGCAGGTTGAGGCGGGCCACCGTCCACAGTTCCTTTGAATATACGCACTGGAATATTAAAAGTATCCGCTACGCCAATAAAATAAAAAACTAAGGAGGGACGAATTAACTCTGCTACATCAGGATTAAAGTACCCCTGAGAAAACCCAGTAATAGCTAGAGAGTTAACGATTTCCTCAATGGAAATACCTGCGATCATCATCTTTATGTAACGATCTTTGGTAGTTGGCACCTCCACTCTATCTAAAATAAACTCCGTAGCTTCTAACGGAGTGTTAAACATCGGTGGTCTATCCCAGTCCCACTTTCCGGGTTCTTGAGTTAAAGACCACCCCGGAGGTGCGGCTCTAAAGTTATCAAAGTACTGCATTAGCTCACCGCCGTTGTTCCTGATAGGGCTTTAGTTGTGCTTCTTACCGTTGGCACTGTTCTACCTAATTGTAAGTTGGGGCCACCCATGCTAACCCTGTTTAAAGCATTTCTTGTTGCCTGTATCGTTTCTACATTAGAGTTGGCAAAAGCCTGAAGCCCTTCTATAACACGAGGGTCCATAGCTAAGTTTTGTCTTCCAGCCTCAAAACGAGGATCTAAAGTAGAAGGTCTACCCCGACTACTTACAGACTTAGAAGGCGCGGCAAATCCTCCGCCGCCACCCCCCATCAAGGCTCCTCCGACTGCCGCACCTGCACTCTGGGCAAGTAAGCTAGTTCCAACTCCACTTCCAAAGCTACTAACTGCACTTCCAATGCTACCAAGTGTAGCGGCTGTGCTAGCATAAGCAGTAGGAAATGCGCTAGCGGTGGCTCCTAAAATGCCTGAACCTCCTACGTAACCCCCGCCGCCCATCGCAGTAGAACCGTAGTATGTTCCCGGGCTTCCTAGTAGATAGCTACCCCCATAGTACGCCGCCGCAACCATAGCCGCCGTTTGAACAGCCTCGTTGTCCCAAGTTTCTTCAAAAATGTTAGAAACGTTTTCAATAACGTTACTTCCAGTAACTCCTTCCACGACATCGTTTGCCGCACCTACAACATTGCTAACTGCTTTTCCTACTGAGTCTACAATTCCACCCATCAGTTAAACCTCATAAAGTAACAGTTCTTTTTAAAAACTCCAGCCATCTCTGCATCGATGTATCCAATGTGCTTTCCGCCCATGAGTTTATTAAATTTTAAAGCCTCATCGTCAACAATAGAATAACAAGTCCCTAGCGTTTTTAATAAATTAAGTAACCTTTTTTTAAGACCCCGATTCCACTGCATCACGTTACAGTGTAGAAGTTTATATCCGTCGCTAGTAATAGTGATGCTTACAGTGTGATTTTGTGATTCGTCAATAATCATGACCCACCAAAAAGTCCCTTAAAGACATTTCCTAGAGCCGCGCCTCCAAGCTCTAAAGCAAAGTTGTTCATCGTTTGCTTATCGTACAAAGCCGCATTAGTGTCTTCTTCCATAGCCATAAGACCAAACTGATGCACTCGCTGTGCTTCGTTTTCAGCCATCTGAAATACCCACGCGGCTTCATCTCTGTACTTTTGCCAAAGTGCATTTTGTGCGCTGGTGGTAAGGCCGAGTAAGTTAGCCATGTTTACCCTGTTTACTTCATTTTGGAGAGCAGTGTTCTGAGTGTTTATTGTTCTTCTCCAAACGGCATTTGCCTGATCAATCTGTAATTTAAGATTTGTATTAAACGTTTCACGCTGATTGTTGGAAGTTTCAATGAACTGTCTCATAGCGTTTTCTTGATCAACATTAAATTGATCCATAGCGGCTACGCGGTTACGATTTGAGGCATCAACACTATTACCTAACTCTGCAAAAAATTGATCTACCTGTGCTTGATTTTTAGCGTTGAATTGTTGTGTTGCATTTTCTTGTGCGGCATCTGTAAAAAGCCCTTGCAACTTGGCGTTATAGCGTAGAACGTTAGACGCTTGTTGATTATTTAGGTTTGCAGTGTCTATTGATAAAAAGCTCTTTGCATTATTAACAGCCGCTGTAAGCCGTGAATTTAAGTTTGCTGTGTCCATTCCTGCAAACATAGCGGCATTTTGTAGTGCCGTCTTTTGTTCATTGTCCAAATTTTGAAGCTGTATTCTTGCGTATTGTTGAGCATCCGCCGCCGCTATTGGAAGTGCAGACTCCCCTAGTGCTTGCACCACAGCCGCCGCCGCCATTGAACTTTGCCCTAATCCACGCTTTTGCATAAGGGCATTCGCCGTTCTAGCCGCAGGTGCCGCCCAAGCTGGAAGAGAATCCCCAGCCTCTAGAGTTCTGTACAGTTGTCCTAGCTGATACTGTACCGTCGCTTTTTCGTCAAGCTCTTGAGTAGCAGAACGGGCAATGGCATTTTCAGAAATTTGCCCTTCAATGCGTCCTATTACAGCATCCGCAGAAACTGTACCTACAGCTACATCTGGTGCTCCTAATTGCTGAACTCCCGGTGAAACTGTAGCCGCTGTTGTTGAAATCTGGCTAGGTTGAGCGGGCAAAGCAGTTGTTAAATCTGCTGTAGAAGCTGTACGTATAACATCAGAAGATATCGGTTTTAAACCGGGAGTCTGCTGTAGAAGTTCGTCCTGTTGAACTGTTTGAAAGGTAGGATCAAGTCGCACACCTACCGGAATAGTAGGAGGACCCGTTGTACCAGCCTGTCGCACAAGTGTGTCAATAATAGGCCGATTTGCCTGTTGAGTTTCTGTGTAATCTTCTTCAGGTGTAGCAATAGGACTTTCTTCAGGAATTTGTCTAGGAGAGTTCTGTTCTGCCATATCTTACTTCTTTATCTTATTTAATATCGCATCGCCCACTTTATACCCAAATGCACTAAGTACACTTACATAAAGAAGACCCTGATAAAATTCTGGTAAAGCTTTGAGAGCGGCAAAGCCCTCATGGAGTCGGGTAATAACGGTAAGATCGTCAAAAGTTACAGCGTATGCTATAGCTAGTATAGGGAATGTTAAGACAATTGTAAAGAAATCGTCCCTCCATCCTGAGTTATTTAAAGCAATTTTTTCCCACTCTGACTTGTCCGCTAATTTTTCTAGCTTTACATCTCTTTTAATTTTGTGTTCTTTAACCTTGCCATCCATCCAATCTTTAGCAAGACTAACTACGCCTGATAATACGGTTCCCCATATCATGTTGAAATACCCCGTAGTTTTGTAACTTCTTCACCTTCTTGTATAGGTTTAAACTGAGGTATACATGCCATATGGTCAGGGCTAATTGAGTCGCCCATAATTGCTTTTGCCTCTATCCAACATTGCTGGGGAGTTTCATACTCTTTTACTACATGTAACTGCATAACTCCCGGTTGGATAAACGTATACAGCATTCCGACTACAATCCACATTATATTTTCAGCTTATCCGTTTGGATACATACTGCCTCATAGTTAATTTTAGGTTGAGGTGCAGTTTTCATAAACACCTCTCTGGCTTCAAAACATTTAGCCATTGTTGTGTACACTCCGTTTGGAAAGTACTTAACTCCTGTGTCCATCGCAATAATCACGACCATAAACCACGTAATCACAATTTACCTTTGAAGTTCATGAACCACACTAGTGCGTAAATAAATATCCCAACGGCACAAAGAGTGCCGAGTATAATGCCAGCACTAATAATGATTTCTTTAATTTGTCGTTTTTTACGGGCTTTCGCTTGTGCAATTCTCTTACGCTCATTTTCTTTCAATTGTTTCCGAGTGGCGATAAATTTTTGATAGTCATTCCAGAGACCGGCACGACCACTGTAAATAAATAATTGTTTGATCTCAGCTTCACGTTGATTAATTTTTTCAAGCTCAAAGAAGGCTTCCATGTCACCGCCTTTTGCCTTTCTTTCAATTTGTTCTTTTGCATCAGCGAGTTTGGTTAATTGTGGGCCTAGTTCACCAACAGAGGTAATATGACCTGCAAATTCTTTAATAGCACCGATAGCATCGTTGGCTATCTTGACTGCGGCTATCGCTTCAAAAATCATTACACCACCTGCGTAATGAGTGCGACCACAGCAGAAATGACCGCAACAGTAGACATCATCACCATTGCCTCCAATCGCCACAGTCTTTTGTCAAGACCCTCCAGTTTGTCCTGCACGTAACTATAACGAATGGCACACTCAGCTT